ATTAGTGGAGCAAGGAAAGTTACAGAGTGATGATCAGAGATTATTTACACATGGAAGTTTATTATTTACTGGTTCAGATTTCCAAGTACAAGTACAAATAGGAAGTCCTGCAGGAGATAATTATACAATAGTGCCTGAGGGAGTTATTAGTTACAATGCACAGGGAACTCAAATATATAAAAAAGCATATATTACTAGACTCACAACAGGAAGTTTACAAGTATGAGTGTAAAGATTGAATTAAATGGTGTTCAGAAGGCTACTAAATTTATTAATAGAAAAAATAAAAAGATGAGCAGATTAATAGATAGTGGTGTAAGAAAGGCAGCCTTTTTTGTGCATGGAGAAGTTAAAACCTCAATTTTAAGAGGTACTAATGCATCTGTAGCTGTAGATACTGGTTTATTTGCAGGTACTGTACAAGTAAAACCAAAGGGGAAGGATGCAATTATATTCTCAAATCTCTCCTATGCTAAATATGTAGAGTTTGGAACAACTAAGATGGCTCCAAGACCTCACTTTACTAATACTAAAAGCAAAAATAAACATAAAGTTTTAAAAATTTTGAAGGAAGAGATAAAGAAACTTTGATATATACACACTTATTGAAATATATATAAAGATTAACTACTTGATTATAATACCTAGATTGCTTTCTAGGTCGGAGTACAATGGCTGTAGAGAAAGATACAATATTAAGAGATACGATATTTTTTGTAAAGAATGACTTAGATAGTAACATAACTGACCCTCTTGTAGGTAAAAGGTCCTCTACTTCTAAGTTTGTAATGACCTCATATCCACAAAGAAAGGTACAATATCCTGTAATCACAATAAAAGCAGCCGATATAAGTGCTATAAGGGCAGGTATGCAGACAACAGCACAAGATATTAACATAACATTAGAGATTAGAGTTTGGGCCAAGAACCAAAAAGATAAGGACACTATTTATACAGATATTTTCAATAGATTATCAGACATCCAATTCACGGCAGGTGGAAGCGTATTAAGTAATTTACATGACATCACCATTTTAAGCTCAGTCGAAGTCGATGAAGACGGAGAAGGGGGGGTTAAAAGCAGAATATTGCAAGTTCAATATAGCTTTTTTGAACTATAATCACAAGGAGGTAATAAATGGCGAGATATATAAGCGATCAAAACAAAGTTGTACTATTAAACGAGTCAGGGACATATGCAAACACATCTGGAACAGGACAATGGCCAGGAATGGTTACAGAACATTCTATTGAAGATGCAGAAAATGTATTAACAAATAGGTTTTTAGGTAATCTAAACAGAGGAGTAAATAGATTTGATGATGGGCCAAGAGATGTTACAGGGACTTTAACTTATCATCCACAAGATAGTAAGTTAATATTTGCAGCAATCGGGTCTGTTAATTCAGTTTCAGGAGCTACAAGTGTTCACGAAGCAACAGAGATAAATAATGATGTTTCACAAAGTGCATTTACATCAGGAACTGGACAATTAAACGCACCTATGAGTTTTACTCTAGAAGACAGCAAACAAGCAGTCGGAACTGGAAGGAATTTCATAAGAACAGTTAAAGGAGTTGTACCAAATACAACAACAATAATTGCTGCACAAGGTGAAAAAGTAAGTGTTTCAATAGACTATATTGGTCAAACACTAACAGCTTCAAGCGGAGCAACTACAAGTTTAACAACCGTTGATACAAGACCTTACTTATGGTCAGATTGTTCAATCAATTTACATAGCGATACAGGTAATATTTCAGGATTAGATACTATAAAGTCTGCTGATTTTGAGATTAATCAAAACAGAACAGGTCCACACTATCTAAACGGAAGTAGAGACATTGCTACACCATTCAATGGAAATAGAGATCATACAGTAAGTTTGACTATGGACTTAGATGGAGACGAAGCAGATATGTTATACAATGAGTTCTATAAGGGTGGAAGTCTATTTAATCTAGTATTTGATATGAATGCGGACAATACTGCAGGAAGTCAACACACTACATTAAATTATAGTGGATGTAGAATTATGACTATGGAAAATCCATCAAATATAGAAGGAACAACTGAAAGTACAATTGAGATTCAAGCCGGGAGTTTAAGTGCCCAAGCGTGGGATTCTGTAAAGAACCTACCAGCAGGTATTTACACACCATGGTAAATGAAAGGAGGATCATTTGGAAGAAACTGAGATAACGATTGGAGACAAGACTTTTGTAGTTAGAGAACTCTTGGCGATAGAATTTGATGAAATATCCGACTCTGAAGATGTAACTAAAAGAATAGTTCAAATCATTAAGAAATGTGCAGATATGAAGGACGATGATTATGCTAAACTGACAATTCGAGAGAGATCTAAATTGATGGAAGAGATAAATAAAATCAATGGATGGGTAGAGGATTTTCAGAATACTCAAGAGGAAGAGTAAAACATTATCGTACGGATTTGAATATCTGTAAGGAAATGAGATGGACTCTTGAGGAAACTAAGAAGTTGACTTGTTACGAGAGGAAAGAACTAATTTCTTGGATAAATGAAAATCGTAGAAGGTTAAACAAAAAATCTAAAAGAAGAAAATGGTAGGAATATTAGGGGGAGCAGGTGGTGGAGCAGTGATTAGCGTAGTTATCAAAGCAATAGATAACTATTCTAATCAATTTAAGAAACTAGATAAGGCTGTAAAAAAACAAAAGACCTCTTTTGGAAAACTAACTTCAACAATAGCAAATATTCCAACTATTTATGCAGCAATGGCCGGGGCAGCACTTGCTTTTGGAGTGCAGACAGTAAAGACTGCACTTAAGGCAGAAGTTGCCTTTCAATCATTTAATTTAATTTTAGGAGATACTGCTGATTTGATGCTCACAGATCTTAGAAGGGCCTCAAAAGGCCTTGTAAGCGACTTTGAACTAGTAGACAACGCTAATAAGGCTCTCGCATTAGGGATAGACAGAAACCAATTACCCAAACTGTTAGAAGTAGCAACGGCAAGATCTAAGATATTTGGGAGAACTGTAAGCCAAGCATTTAATGATTTGTCTATTGGTATTGGAAGGCAATCTAGAATGATCTTGGACAACTTAGGGATTATATTAGATTTAGATAAGGTGTACGAAGACTATGCCTCCACATTAGGGAAGACTTCTGATCAATTAACTGAATTAGAAAAAAAACAAGCCCTGACTAATTCCATTATAGAACAGTCAAAACCCATAGTCGATAGTCAGATATTTCTTTTAGAAACAACGAATGAAAAATTACAAAGATTAGGGGCACAATGGGATAATTTAAAGCAGAAAGTTGGGGAATTTACTTTAGCAGTATCTGATGAGGTTACCGGACTTAACTCTGAAAGAGATGCCATAAAATCAAATATAGATAGTCTTATAGGTATGGATGGGGCTTACGAAGAAACAATACAAATAGTGCAAGACTTAACTAATGAAGAGAGGAAATTAACTGAAGAATTAAAAGCCTCAAACGTAGAAGCACAAAAGACTATTGATACATTATTAAGCCTAAAAGACATAACTTTTGAGGGAGAAAGGGGAAAAACTCTCGAAATTTCAGAACAGAAAGAAGTTATTAGACAATTGAAGTTGAAGGAATTAGCTGGAGAAAACATAGAAGGTCAATTAGAAATTGAAAGAGATAAATTAGAAACATTAAGATTGGAGAATGAGAAGTTTGCTAATGACAAAGAGATACAACAAGCTAAGAATGCTTTAAGATTAGAGGAAGAAGGTGAACTAGAGGCTGTTAATTTTGAACAATTTATACAGAATGAGGATCAGAAATTTACTAAACTGGATGAAGAGAGAGATAAGCAAATAGGATTAAGGACAGATATTCAAAATGTACAAGGAGCTCATAAAACTCTAACTGATCAATTCAAATTTTTACAGGACGAGAAAGGTAAAAAATACAGCGAAGAGGAAAAGGATATAGATGATCTTATTACAAAAACTAATGAATTGGCTGAGGCTTATAAAAGGGCTGCAAGTGCAAAACTTGAAGGGGGGATCTCTTCTGGTTCAGACTCTTTCAGAAGTTCTTTAGTTGGGAGAGGACTACGAAAGGTGGGATTACTAAATGATTTTGTCCAAAGACCTGGGCAGGAAGCAACTGCATTCAGCCCAAATGATACAATTATAGGAGTTAAAGACACAAGTAAATTAGGAGGTGGAATGACTGTGGTAATAGAAAATATTAATGGAACGGGGGAGGCAGTAGCTCAAGAACTTCTTGATATTCTAGCAAATAAAACTTCAATATGACAATAAGAACAAAGGTTACGGTTGGTGGGGTGGAAGTGACAGATTATTTAAGTCTGACAGTTAATAGAAACACGGGGAAAATAAACGATAGTTCCAATTTTAATATGCTTATTGATAGTCCATTTGGTAGGCACTCAACTGACTTCACAGTAGGAAACGAGGTTAAGATATTTGCTGATGAAGATGCAGCCCCTACCACAAATATATTCACAGGAATTTTAGAAACAAAAAAGTTTAGAGGGAGAGGTATGGCCCAACAGCTGGTATTAATGGGGAGGGACTTTACAGCAAGATTAATGGACATCACAGTTGAACCAGTGGTGTTCACCAATACTGAAATAAGTCAGATTGTAACCACTATTTTATCGAGTAACTCTGTGCCTGATATTACAATTAATAATGTTAATGTGACTCCTACAACTTTGGAAAGAATTAGTTTTAATCACGATACAATCTTTAATGCAGTTAAAGAACTATCTGAATTGTCTGGATTTACTTTCTATGTTGATGAAGACAAAGACTTACACTTTGAACAGGAAGGTTCTAGTTCTTCAGGAATAACTTTAGACAATACCAATATATTAAACACTACTTTTGATGAAAGTCGAAAAGGAATGGCTAATAAGATATGGGTTTACGGGGATAGATATTTAGCTGGTTTTAAAGAAATTTTTAATGCAGATGGAGGATCTGTTTATACTTTATTATCCAAGCCACATAACACTACTATTTTAGAATTTGGAAGTACATTAAAAGGGGGGGTTAAGGGTATGACAACTACAGACACAAGTGGGGCAGATTTTCTAGTAAATTTCTTCGATAGGCAAATAGAGTTTTTATCGGGAACAAGTATAGGATATAACTCAATTCCAGCTTCAGGGGGGTCTTTTGTGGCAGATTATCAAAGAGAACTTCCTGTTGTAAAAGTATCTCAAAATGACTCTTCAATTGCCACTTTTGGACAGAAAAACCTTGTTGTAGTAGATAAATCTATTAGAGACCCAGCAACAGCCTTAGATTTAGCAAGGCAGAAGGCAGAGGATGCAGACCCTCTAAAAAGTTTCAGAACAAAAATAAGAGGTTGGTTTTTGATCACTCCGGGGAATACAGTAAAGATAGTTTTAGATGATTTCAATATATCTGAGACTGCAGTTGATGTAATAGGAGTCAGTTATAGATTTGATAGAAATACAATTCAATCTGGGGAAATAATCACTTTGAATTTGAGTAAGAAGTTTATAAATATAGCTGATGAAATAAAAGATTTAAAAAGAAGATTAGGAACATTAGAATCTTCTGACGCACAGTCTACAGATGTTATTACAAGATTAATTGTAGATACTGCCAATATTCCAATAGTGGGAAGTTATTGGGCCGTCTCAACTAGGGAATTAGGTAGCAGTTTCATAATAGGTACTGCAAATTCAAATCCTGGTGGCATAGGTCATGGAGGGGTATTGGGAAGCGTTGTAGCTAGTGGAATAAACTTTCTAGGTGATTCAAGAACTGCACTTACTGTTCAATTTTCAGGAGGTGAAAGCTAGTGGTGTTCACAGATTTTGGGAAAGAACAAGTCGCTATAATGATAGGAAGTGATGTATCAAATTTACAACAATCTTATATTGCAATAGGAGATGGATCAGGCACAGAGGCGGTAACTAATGTAACTCTTGTTAATGAAGTAAGTAGGTTTGCTATAACAGGCAGTCCAGACTTTACTGTCAATAAGAAAGTATCCTTCCAAGGAGATTTAAATTCAGTACAATTTAGTGGATTAACAATGATCGAGTGGGGAATGTTTGCTTCAGGTGGAGCAAGTACAGGAAGTTGTTGGCAAAGAGAGCAATTAATAGGATCGATTGTCGGAGATGGAACAATAGAAATAAGAATCGAAAATTCTGATGAGGTGCAGTAGTTTAGTAATCAAGTATATATGTTCTCTTTGAAACATATAAATACTTATTATACCTAATTTACACATGACAGCAGAAGGCACATTTCCAAAAGCAGATGGTGATATTCTATATAGTTC